CTGACTGCATTTGAATCTGATATTTGAATATAATCTTTTTCCTGAGTTTCTAAATTAAAGAAAGAAGAATCGACAACAGAATGTCTTGCTTTAATACTACTTCCAGCATAAGAAAAACCACCATCAGTAACGTTGGATAAATTAAATAGAAAACTGCTATCAGTAGGTTTATCTTGCACTAAAGAAAGTGAGCCTTGATTCCAATAAGCACTAGCTCGCATTGATGAACAAATATCATTAACAATTCTGTACGGATCGACCTTACCTTGTATTAATACATTGCAAGAATATCTAGCCTCTTTTGTTCCATTTCCTGACCCATCATCTACCTCCTCATTATTATAAACACTGCAAGAATAAAAGTCATATTTGCTTAGTTGGCTTTCATCAAGATGATCACCAAGACCATATCTAGTATTAGTTAATAAATCGTATAAAATTAGACTTGGACATGTATTCCATTCCTTATCTGCTTTAAATGTTCCGTTCCAACTACCGCTAAAAGTTAAACGCCCTGTTTGTAAATCAACGGTTGCATTACTATAGATTTTTGTTTTTATTCCTCTTATACGATATGAACGAGCTGGAGCTGATGGAAACTCTTCTGAATCAAATCTAATTGCTGCATATGCAGTATTTAAATATGTTCTTTTTTCATCAATCAACTCTGTATAAGAAAACCATGAGAATGCATTTGTGACTTTGTCATTGCCACTATCTTCAGTAGTTCTTGTAACACGAACTGAAACTGGAAAATTTAACTGAGTTGGAAAATTTATCTCATAATCTCTATTGTAAGGACTTGTGATTTTACCTACAACGGTATCTGTTATTGGTATATGTACTGTTCCAGTGTTTTCAATAATTTCAATCTTAAGCCCAAATTCAGATCCATTTATATCGCCTTCGTCGTTATCATAATTCGTCATACTTGGAACTACAATTGTAACCCTAACTCCATCAACATCTGTATTAGTAATTGTACGGGTTATTGGTGAGCCTTCTGTTACTTTTACCGACACTGAATATTCAGTTTCAATCTTTGGAACGCTATTTACATGAGTTTGATTAGAAGTACCAAAACGAGGTGTAAATTGAATATCTCTGAAATTGTAATCTGTAGCAGTTGGGCTAGCAGAATTAGCAGTTACTCGAAGAAGTGGAGTCTTGTTGAAAAAAGTATCTTTTTTTGCTGCGTTGTCATAGGCAGTAGTTCCTTTCGTTCTGCCTTCTTTCGATGCTGTTGCCCATCCCTCGATTTCTCCCTCTGAAAGGACTTCAACGAGCGTTGCATGTTGCTTACTCGTAGGAGACGGAGTAGGTAGAACAGACTTTATACTTCCTGATCTTCCACCAAACATCCAATTAAATACCATTGCTACGTCCTCCTATGTGGTGCCTTTGAGCTGAACAGTATCAATTCCAGCCGATACAATCACGGAACCAACCATCGTCTCACCGTAGCAAATGGGAACAGGAACGACTCTACTAACGTTTTGAATCCCACTAAACGAATAACTTTCTTGAGGTTCTTGATCGTCAACTTTGTCTTGTGGTGTTGGGTTTAATAATTCAGAAACACCTGTAAGAACTAGACCGATACCAATAGAGGTCATGGCCTTTGCAACAGCCGTCGCAAGCACACCTGAGCCTGCGAGAGCAGGGATAGCATAAGGAGCTGCGATTAAAAGTGCTCCAATAATAATTATGCCCCAAGGTGAACTTAAAAAACCCCCCTTTTTCTTTTTTGCTGCACCAAAAACAACAGGGATAATTTTTATTTCTTCTTGAACACTGCTTGGATCATGTAATTCATCTTTTCCTACGTTGTGATTACCAACAAAAACCTTGTAATACTGCTTTGCCATGTGAACCTCTAACTTAGGCCAATTAGCAATTAAGAAAGAAATAGCCTCCGCAGGGTTAGCTACATCAGCTTCAAAAACTGACTGTCCACCTAAGAACTTTCTTAGGCGACCATAAACTTTAATACGCCGAAGCATGTCGAGACCTCTTCTTAGTTAAGTGTATTCTATTCATGTCGTTTGTATCCCGAAGGTTTAAAATCATGCCAAGTCTTTTTAACAGGATCACAAATATAAAAAGGTAAATCAACAAAATCACAACTTTCTATATCTGTCTCGCTTGGTGGCCCTCCTTTAGGATGCGAATGGACAATACCTATTACCTCATTTTCATCCTCACATTGCATGTAATCATCTGGATCAAGAATGAAGTTTAAAGTCGGCTCTTCTGCAATATTTCTACAAGGCCAGTATTTCTTTTTACCTTTAATAATGGCAACTAAGCCAACTGATTCATTAGGTATTGACTCAATAGCATGTTTTAAAGCTTGCTTTCTCCAAGTCATTAATAGAAAGCTCCAACACCAGGAAAATCTGTTTTGGTAACCATTCTTTTAGGAACTTTCACAGTAACAAGATCAAAAGCTGAAACCATCTCCCATTGGCATGTTTCTCTGTTTTCTGAAACCTTGCGATCTAAGAAATAAATCTCATTAGGTAGGCTTACAGATGGGTCTGCTGTTCCAAATATGTTTGAACCACCGCTAAAATTAGCGTCATCAATATATCGAGCAAGCGTTCTAATGCGTGTAAATTTTGCACCGTTTAGATCGTTTCCCGGCGTTGTCTGATTAACATTCAACATGATTGCAGTTAACAACCCAAAGGCATTACTAGCCGTTAAGGTTGGTCTTGGTAGCTTTCCTTTAGATGTGTATTCAAAGCCTGAGCATTCTATTGGATAACGTTGATAAGAATTTCCATCCCATATCACCTCACCGTTTGAGTTTAGATTTGCACCGTTATGAAAACGATAAATATTAGATGAGTTATGCAACGCAGGTATTAATTCAAGCGTAAACAATTCAACGATTGCGCTAGGATTTATTTTTTGTAATTCTTCAAAAGGTATAGCCATTATGGTTCTGCTACCTCCTGAAAAGAAGCAGTAATTGTAGCCATATCGTTATATGGAATAGTTTTAGACCAACTTAAACAAATATATTTTGAGGAAGAAGATTCACCAGGAGGAGTCCAGTCAAATGAGGCATTGTCGTCAGCTCTAGCATCTAAAAAAGTTTCAATTGTGTCTGCATCTGTTTCTGAAATGTTTTGAAAAACAGGATTCCAAACTTTTAAATTTTGATGTAGGCCAGAGGTGATTCTGTGTTGATAACCATCCCCAAACTGAACTGTTTTTACATTTGGTGCGCTTTGTTTAGAAATTCCATAGCTGGCTGTAATTGAGGGGAAAGTTGCCATTAGCTTAATAATCCTCCAGGTCGTGATTCGTCAATCAATGCTGATTGAACAGCAGCACCAATCAAAGCACCTAAAGCTTTACCACCTTCTTCATCGCCTTCAGCATTAGAGCCAGAAGCATCAACATTTACAACTACATTGTTTGTATTTCCTCCTATTTTATTATTTGGGACAATAGAGCCAGCCGTTCCGGGTACAAATAATTCAGGGCCACGCTCCCCAACAACTGAAGCTTTTCCTACAGGTGGTCGCCCTCCATTTGCAAACTGCAAATTAGAGAAAAAATCACCTCCTTGGCTTTTTAAGAAACTTGTAACACCCATTTTAATAAAGGAATTAGCAAGATCATTAAGAATATTTTTTGCCATTTCTCCTAATGATTTTGTACCTTTAACTGCTTCAACCAAGCTATCTCTGATATTAGTTGCAATAGAATCACCAACTTTTTCAAAAGCAGATTCTAATTCTGTTGCCTCTTCAACCTGTTTTTTAATTTTGTCTGTATTTTTATCAGTTACCTCTCCATTTTTTAAATTACTTTTTACTATATTATTTTTTACATCTAGTAATTTATTATTTTCAGTTATAAGTTCTTGTGTTACTTGTCTTTCGACTCCGCTAAATTCAATTACACCCTCTTTTAATTGCTTTAAATTTTCTTGTGCTTCCTGTAAGACATCTTCGCCAAAATCTTGTAGGCCTTTAATCTTGAAATCTATTTCTGGTAATTCAATACCACCCAATAACTCTTTCAATGGTTCAGGTATTACATCAATTATTGCCTGAACTCCTTCCTGAAATTTGTTAACAATTCCTTTTATTAATTCTCCTATTATTCTTCTGACAGTTGAATTGAAATTTATTAAAGCTCTTATAACTCTACCTATAACACCACCAATTACCTTTCCAATAAATATTGTTTGATCTGCCGATTCTCTGATCGCCTCTTTAACTCCAATCCAACCCTCTTCAAGACGTGTAACGACATCTAAACTTTTGATTCCTAAAACTTGATTGATCTGTTTTGCTATCTCACCAATACCACCTGTTACTGCCCTTACAATACCACCAACAGCCACGAAAGCAGATCCTAAAGCCTCTACAGTGACAGCCGTTACTTTCAAAGTTTCCCTGATAAGTATTCCAAATTCTGATCCTTCTGTAGATAAATTTGTAAAGGCTGAACCAAGTCTTGTTAATTGCCCTTGTATCGTATTAGAAGATGTAACAGACGCTTCTGCGGCTTTACCCTGTGAATTTGCTTGATTATCTAAATTCTGATTAAAAGAAACTAGCTGATCATTTAACAAAGGTAATATTGCTGTTCTAGCTTCAACAGAGCCAAAAAATCGTGCAAGTGTTTCTTCACTAGCTCCACCTTTTGCTACTAACTCTTCTAATACTCCTCCTAATCCCTTTGTTTTAAGTGCTGTAGCACTAAAATCTATTCCTAGTTTTTCAGCGGCCGCAGATGCCTCACTGGTTGGCTTTTGTATTGCAGCAATAACTTGTCGTAGTCCAGCAAAGGTAGATTCAACAGGAACACCAGTTGCCGTAACGGTAGAGATTGCAGCATTAAGTTCATTTATACCAACACCTGCACCTGCCGCTATTGGTGCTAAACGACCTATCTGTTGTGCATATTGATCAACAACAATCTTACCGTCATTTTGTGTTTGTATAAATCCATCAACTAACCTTGCTGCTTGATCTGAACTTAAGCCATAAGCATTTAAAACAGATGTTGTTGCATCAGCAACAGTGGCAAGTTCTGAAAAACCACCAGTTGCTCCTAACTGTGAGGCCTTTAATACATCTGTTAATTCAGCAGTTCGACCAAAGCCAGCAGAGGCAATATCATACGAAGCTTCTAACAATTGCAAAGATGATGCCTGACCACTTAACTCGTTTGATAATGTTGCAAGTTTTGGAACTAGAGAATCAGCATCTGCTCCAAGAGTTTTAATTTTTGCACTAGCAAAATCTTGTGCAGATAAATTTGTAAATATTTTTGTTAAGGCTGCAGCTGCTGTTGTGATTCCTAAAATTGGCAGTAATGCAGTCTGCATTGCTGCACCCATAACTCCTACGCCTACTGCTGCTCCTTTTGCAGCATTACCAGTAGCGAAAAAGCCACTAGGAAGAAACTTTAATCCTTTATTTGCATCTTTTAATTTGCTGTTTGTTCCGTTAACTGTCTGATTAAATTTCTGTGCCTGTCTATTAACATTTTTCAAAGCCGTTACAGCTTGTCTCGAATCAACTCGTAGTTCTACATTTGAGACTGCCACGGCTATGCTTTGACTTGTTTAACTATAACCTGAACGGCGTTTAAAAGCATTGGCTTCTTTTTTTTCTCTATCATGTTTCAATTCATAATAACTAGCAAAATAAATAAACTCCTCTTCTGTTAGTTGTTTTCTTAGTTCACTAACTGTTTTGCCTAATTCTGTTGCTAGGAAAAACTCAAAATTTAACCAGCTATCCCCCCTTAACTTTTTTTTGCTGTATCTAAATCAACTTGAACATTAAACAAAAATAACTCAATTTCATTCAATACGTTTTCAGGTAATTCTCTTTGTAAATTTGGAGCGTCAGCTTTAGCAAAAGCTTTTGTTCCATCTTCTAGCTCTGCCATCTGACAAAGCAATTGAGTTGACACCGTTAAAGCTTCATCTGTTCCTGCTGACGCTTGCGCCCGTTGCCTATCGTGCCTTGTTAAAGGAGGAAAATATAAATCAACAATTGTTTCACCATTTCTATTCTTTAGCTCATATTTTCGACGGCTAGACATTTCATCACTGAAAGCATCAGTGATTAGATTGACTGTTCTTTTAGCTGACATAAAATAGGGATCCTTTATTTAATACTATTAAATAGCATTGGTGATTGCACCAGTGGTAATAAATGAAACGTTGATGATCTGAGTTTCACCCATTGTCGCTCCATATTCTGCACCTGTGATAATGCCAGAAAAACTTATTTTTTTTGCTGATGTTGCAGAATCAGGGAACAACTCAAAAAGAGCATCTCCATTATCTCCTGTCACTAAAACATCATCAATAAAAGTTGTGTAACCAGCACCAGTCTCACTAGGGTTATACAGAAGCTCTGCCGATCCCTCACCAGAAATCAAACCACCGATAAATGTTTTAGAAGTATCGCCTTGCTTTGTTGTTTCGTGAGTGTCCTTAG